AGGGGAGACCAAATAAAACTAAGTGACGATCGGGTGTTGATACAATCATATCCCTAGATGCCGTTGGTGCACCAGATATAATAGTAGCTCTTGTTGCTGTTGCATTAGTTGAATCTGCATCCCATTCAAAGACAGCGCCATTACAAATTAAAGCAACTAACGTTGTACCTAAATTATCTAAAGACCATAAACCTGGTTCTGCAACTTTATCGGTTGACGCTGCAGCTTGGCCCCATGCAGCATAGTCACTGAAGTTTGTAACAGTTGCGCCATCTGAATGAGCAGCCCTAGTTGTTCCTCTAACTGCTCTTGTAATTCCTGTTAAAGTTGTGCTTCCTGAAACTCCTGTGTAAGAAATTTCTTCTGTGCCAACTTGAATATAATTTGTTCCTGTTGTTGGAAATCCTGTAATAGAATCTAAAACAATACTTGTTCCTGATCCTCCAGTTCCATAAGCATCGTCTCCTAAAGCTCCGTTTAAAGTATTAGTTTGAGGGTTGGTTACTGTACCACCAAATTGAGATATACCCCATCCATAAACTCCAACCTGTTCAGCTGGACCTACGTGGTAGTATCTATAATAAGTTATGCCTCCAGAAGTTGTGGCTCCTGAATCAGTTTCAGTAGCTCCCGCATTAATAGTAATAGTTGTATTAGTAGGTGCAGATAACACCATAAATTTTTTATCACAAAAAGTATTAGCATCAAAAACAGAGTCAGTAATAGCACTAAAAGTAGAGCTATCACCAAATAAAATTATATCTCCCGCAACCATACCATGAGCGGAACTAAAAGTTATTGTAACAGTTGTATCTCCATTAGTAGTAGTAAATGCACTGGTAATTGCTGTACCTGATGGATTAACTAAAGGATGAATATCATAATAAACTCCTCCAGAATAAACATATAAAATTCTATTAGTACCTAAGATAGAGTACTTAACACCATCTTTATTAACCATTTGATGAATTGCACGTGTAGGACCTGTTAATTTCTTGTCTCCTAAAGAAGACCAACCCCCTATTTTTTCAGGTGTTCCATATCTAAAACGAACATTTTCTCCACCCGTCCACATAGCTTCCGCTCCTGTGGGTGTTTTTTGTTTATTAAATCCTGGTAAAAATCCTATCTTTTGAAGCATATTATTCCTAGTTTAAAGGTAGTTTACTAAATTATGCCCAAAAATCAATGTTATATTATTTTATAGGCAGAGTATTTTTCTATTATATCTTCAGGTAAATAATCATTTATATCATAGGTTTGACGTTTAATTTTTTTAACCCGTATTCTGTGGAGATTTTTAACAGTATCTTGATAGTATGTATTATTAACATTAAATTGTTTTAATCTATTATAGTTATTTATTTTAAAACCAATAAAGGAACTTAGGTTTTTTAAAAAATTATCAGTATCCTCAACTAAATCATTATAATAAAATATTTTATAATCCTCTTTTTCTTTACATAAGTTTTTAATACTTAATATACTTTTACCCATCATACCTTCTTCACCCATTAACTCATCTATGTATTCACGAATATCTTCTTTGGTATTAAAACCATTGTCGTTTTGTAGTTTTGCAAAGGAAGCTAGACACTCTATCAAGGGTCTTAATAAAATAACAAATTTTGGTTTTGGTATAACTTGTTTTAAAACTTTTAAGTTATAGGGAGTTCCCCATGGACCTCTATCTAATATTACATCAGCTTTCCACTCTTTATAGTAATTATCAAAAACCATTTTATTAACATTATTTAAGGACTTAGAGTCAGGGAAATTTTGAAAAACAGGGAAATCTTTTAATTCATTTAATTGATATAAAATTTCTAGAATAATTGAATTAGGGGTAGCCTTTATTTTTTTATTTTCATTAATAATAGATCCTAATAAAGTATTGCCGGCTCTAGGTAGACCACATAAAAAAATAATTTGTTTTTTTTTCACGAAAGGTTTTTAAACCAAAGAGGTAAACCTAAATGTGGTCGTTTATCAAATATGTTCTTTTTTGCATTCGGTGTTTTTTGATTATTATAATGTAAAAAAACTTGTACACATGCGTCCCCTTTAAATTTTTCTCTCCAATGTTCTAGATCACAGCCAGAATAAACTAACATGTCCCCTGGTTTTAAATCAACTCTAATACCTTTAGTATTCTCGGATTTATATCCAACACCATCTCCTATATCTATAACACCATCTTCTTCACTCATAAACTTACCTGGAATCTTAATAATCCTTTTTCCTTTTTTAGGATCTGGTTCTATATATATTGGCCAGGGATCACCCCCTAGATTCATTGTTGTAGATATTTCACAACTAAATCTATCTTTGTGTCTTTTTAATTGATCACCTTTTTTATACATTCTTGCATAAGTAAAGGCGGGATATAATTTTAATCCTGTTAATTTTTCCATTTTTGACTGACACATTAATAGTAAACTTTCCATAGCAATGTCTGCATACGCAGCAAAAGTATCGGGTACTTGTCCCTTTATTGAATCTTCATAATATCCAAGGATTCTTTCAAAATCAGAGATATATTTATTTTCTTTACACGTATCATAAACTCGTTTTTTTAAAGAAAAATAATTAGCAAGAAAAAAAGCTAGATCGGTAGGTATAGCTTTTCGTATTACAGCGTATTTATTTTTTTTAAAACTCATGAGTATTCAATATTTCCACTTACCACTATTTTTTTATTATCTCTAGATGGAACAGATTCATGTGGCAATGCGCCAAAAAATACTACACATTTTCCAGCCACAGGAGGCATCTCAAGATAACGATCATAATAAATATAAGGATAACCTAGATTATAAAATCTAGTGTTGCCTGACTTAGCTCCTCCATCAATATATAAAACAAACGAATAAGAATTTTTTTTAAGTTCATGCATATGTAGGTTATGATAATCCGCAATTCCATATTTTTGAATCCAGATTTGTTTAAAAAAATGAGACTTCTTTTCTAAAAGTTTTCCTACTTCAGTAACATATGAATTTAAATAATTTGTTATTTCATTTCTTAAATCTTGGGGAAGATCCTCATAAAAAGTTGTTTTTAAATCCGTGTGTTTTTTTATTGAATGTTTTTTAATTTTATTAAATAATTTTTTATTTATCTCTAGATCTGCGTGAAATATGTTTCCAAATGAAATATGATTTATCTTAAGCATCTCTTGCCATTTGTGTTGGAACCGATTGTATATTAAAATGTATAAATCTAAAGGGAGCTTGACCATAATCTACACTATATTCATGTTCTAGATAACCGGGAAATATAATTAAAGTTCCAGGTTGAGGTCGATAGTGAATGACATCAAGTCCTGGCCAAATACCTTTAAGGTCTTTTTTTACATGAAGTTTAGTTGCACGTGCACCTGTTTTAGGATCATGAAAAACAGGAACTGAAGTGTTAACTCCACATTTCAAAAAATAAAATCCAGATACATGTTGATTCCAATGTATGTGTGCTGAATGATGACCACCACCATTTTTAGAAAACTCTTGTACCCACATTTCAGAAATCATGGTTTTATATTGTTCCATGTCATATCCCATATTATCTAAAAACTCCCATGATTTGTTTCCAATATAGTCTCTAAAATCTCTAAAATTATTGTCCTGTAATAAAGTTGTTGAATGATAACTTGTTCCAAAATCTCCAAATTGTTTTATGTGTTGTTTATTTCTTTTACGAGCTTCTTTAATATATTTATCAGAAGCTTTATTTAAACTTTTTAGGTATTCTTTTTTTTGTTCAACCCAAATGGGAGTTGAGAACTGGTTGTGTTTTTCCATATTATATTGTCCTTTTCATTTCCGGTACTGGAAATTTTAATTGTGTATCATTTTTAAATATTCCATTAATAAAGATTACTAAAGTTAACCTTCCTTCCTTAATGTCTTTGTTAAAAAAACCATCTGCTGAATGCCATTGATGTGCATCATAAGCTACAAATCGATTAAAACAACTATCTATTTGTAAAGTTTTTTCAAATTTAGAGTTATTACTATTTAAAGCTTTAAAATATTTATTATCTAATATTTTATTTTTAAGGTAATAATCTTTGCACACATCCAAATATTTTTGTTCAAGACCGTGCAAAAAAGATTTAGGTTTATAAAGAGAAGTGCCACATTTTTTATGATGTGATAAATATATTACTGACGAAAGCTGGGCCGAAGGGTCTTTGTGTATAAAACCCTCTTTAGCATCTACGCCATAATCCGTATATTGAAAATATGCGTGTGCGTTCCATGTAAGTTGTTTTATAGTTTCAGGATATATTAGGCGCATCATTTTATTAGTGACATGTTGAAACAAACCATCGTCAATATGTTGAAGCGCGTCTGTTCTTTTACCAGGCCATATTCCTTCTGGATCTTGTTTATATGTTAAACTAGAAGCAAACTTAATTACTTTATAAGGGTCATCAAAAAAATTATCTAATACATAAGTTGGAAATAACATTATTTAAATGGATACCCTAAATGCCATAAAACAAGCGAGTATCTTATTCCTTTCGTTATTGGTTTTACTCTATGCCATAAAAAACTTGGAAATACTATAATAGATCCTTTTGGTAATATTTCTTTACATTGTGTCACATGTTTTGATTCATCTCTTAGAGGTGGTTCATAATTTCTAAAATCAAACTCCAATTCTCCACCTTCATATTCTGATCCATCTGTTAATTGACAAGTCATAGATAGTTTTCGAACTTTACCTTTATAAGGACCTTCTTTCTCATAAGGTTTAGGCCAGCTATCTGCATGCCAATCATAGTATTGTCCTACTTTATATTTTGTAAATTGAATCTGTTCACTTCTGTCCCACTCAAAATTCCATCCTGCATTCTCATTTGCAATGTGAACATAAGGATGTACTTCTTTATATATCCAATTATCATTCAACCATACTACATCTGATTTTCTCTTTTTAGTTAAAGTTTGTTTATCATCACCGGTTCTAGCCAATTCTGATTTTTTTTGTAATGAATACTTTATTACATCATCACAAAATTTAGGGGGTAACACCGATTTAAAATACCAATAATTATCTTTAAAGTTCATTTGGGTTGTTTATAAGATAGGGTTAATATACAGTTTAATTGTTCAGATCTATTTTTATCAATATGATATTTTAAATTTGATGGAAACATAATAAAACTATTATTATTCAAAGACATTTTTATTATTTTTCCTTTTACTCTATTTTCATCATATTCAATTATAACATTACAAGAATTTTGTCCTACATTAACTCCATATAAACATACATAATCGGGAGAGGAAGTTAAATTCATAGGATCCAGATGAGTCAATGGTTTAGAACGTTCCTGAGGAAAATAAAAATTTGATTGTGAACTATCATTTTCCAACATAGCATTATGTTTAATAAAAATATATTCTCTTATATAAGTTTTTAGTTTATCTAACTCTTTTGTAAAAGGTGTTTCTTTAAATGTATCATTTACACCTTCTTTTAACATTTCATAAAATATTATTTCTCTATCAATTTCAAAATCTTCAGGCATTTTAACTTGCCCACAATAAATAGCTACCTCAGATAGTAGAATCTTTCTCATAAAAAATTATAGGTGTATGTATAATACTAGACTGGGTCTTCGTCAACAAAAAACCAACCCTGACTATTGTCAGCTTGGTAAGCAGTTTCATCCCACGCATAATATTTAGGTGTTTGGAATGGTTCCGCAGCTAATCTAGTTTGATTCTCTGCAGTGTTTGCTTCTGTAAATTCTGGTTTTGGTCCTAGTGGTGATTCCCACTGAGCTATTGAAGTATTTTTTACCCAAGAACCAAAAGGTTTTGGCTCCCAAAAAATTTGATTTCCTGAATCCCATATAAATCCGGGTCCTGCATAGTTTCCTCTAAATGCTTTAGAATTATCTCCTGATCTATGTTTGTTGTGATAAGTGTTATATGAAGTTTGAATCCAAAGATGAGCAGGCCAATTGTTGTGTTTTTCAAGATAGGCTTGTCCAATAGATTCAATCTCAACACCTTCGTCATTCGTCATATCTTTATCAGCAAGTGTTAAAACTTGAAGGACTTCATTTTCTTCAGAAATTTTTGCAAAATGTGCCATAATGTTAAGATTGGTATTTGTAACGTATAATTACTTTACCACTTCCCCCATTACCACCGGGATGGTTATCACTATAGACTCCAGCGCCACCGCCACCGCCACCTGTGTTAGCTTGAGCAGATCCACCAGTATCACCGCCATTAGCGCCGCCACCTTGACCACCTTGACCGTGACCTAATTCGCCGCCGCCTCCGCCGCCGCCTGCATAATAAGTTGCACTTCCTATGATAGCTGTTTGGGCACCATCACCGCCTTGACCACCATAACCAGCACCGCCGCCTCCGCCGCCGCCGTTATTAGCAGCTTCTGTTGCACCGCCGCCTCCGCCGCCGCCGCCGCCGTCACCAGCACCGCCGCCGCCGTTAAATCCTTGTGCGGGACTTGTAGATGGAGAATTTCCTGTTCCGGCTGCTTCGCCGCCGCCTCCGCCGCCGCCTCCGCCAGATCCACCAGATCCACCAGATGCGCTACCCATTCCTCCTGGAGCTCCGTGACCTCCAAAGCCACCTCCAGCTGAAGATATTGGAAAAGCACTTGAAGCTGATCCAGCGCTACCGCTTCCGGTACCGGGACCACCAGTTCCTCCTGCACCAACTGTTATTGGATAACCTTGTACTGAAACTGTTACAGCACAACCGCCCGCAATTGGGCTTGCTGTGTAGCAGCCTGCTGCTGCACTTGGAGATTCTCTAAATCCTCCAGCACCACCAGCACCGCCGCCGCCGCGTTTTTCTCCGCCGCCGCCTCCTGCGCCGCCAACAACCATCCAAGTTACTTTGTTAGATCCGCCTGCTGATGCGCATTCTCCTGCGCATGATACGCAAAAAGTTCCTGGGCTGTTAAAAGTATGCATTTTATAAGCACCGCAAGTGCTTACACAACCACCTGTAGCTGTTACGAAAAGAGGGCCTCTCCCTCCAGCTCCAAATCCTAATACTTGATAACCAAAACCTCTAGTTTTTGGTCTAATTGTTCTTTTTTTATTTCCTTTTATATTAGGAAAGGATCCTAATTTATATTCTCTCATATTCTACTCTCCTTATGCGTCGTTTGCTAAGTCCGTAGTGAAGAATAATCTAACTCCCAATACTCTTGCATCAGCACTAAAAGTATCACTACCATCGGCTGCATCTCTGTATAATTGGAAATATGTTTGTTCTCCATCTCCAGCATTCGCAATAGTTACTGCGCCACTTTCTGAGGTAATTTGTTGATCTTCAACTGTTCCTATACCTGCATCTGTGACTTCTGCTGCTGTTCCATAAGCAACGTCAATAGTATCACTATCTCCGCATGAAACTCCTTGTAATCCAAAAATACAGTTTCCTGTATTAGTACTACCAGGTGTCCAATAAACTTGATAAGTTACTGTTCCTGCATTCCATGATTTAGGGAAAGCAACTGAAAATTGTGCGTACTCAGCTGTACCTGCATCAAAATCTAAAACTTTCATATCAGGTCTTGTTGCTGTTGTTTCAACTTGTTGTGCATCAGCACCATTAGTTGTAGCTCCATACATAGCAGGAGCTGGAACCCACATAGTTTCTTTTCCTGCAATTTTAACTGCAGAAACTGTTCCACCAGCGTCTTCAGCTTTAATAACTCCAGTTCCTTTTGTTGCGAAAGAAATACCTATGTTTGAATCATCTCCTGTTGCACTAATAGTAGGGTTATTACCAGTAGCTGCATTAGCTAATGTAATTTCATTAACTGCAGAACTTGTAGCTGTTAAAAGAGCTAACTGATTACTGTTCGTATCTAAAATAGAAGTTCCTATTATAGGAGATGTTAAAGTTTTGTTTGTTAAAGTTTGTGTACCAGCAGTAGTAACAAATCCTAAATCAACTATATTTGGATTAGATCCTGACCCTGTACCATAAACTATTTTAGAAGATGTATCACCACCTGTAAATGCAACACTAGATCCTGTACCAGTCACATATTTAAATGTTACTGCTTGTGATCCTGTTGTAGAATTTTTAAGAACATACATTTGTTGTACGTCAATTGGAATAGTAACATTTCTAGACCCAGTTAAGGCTCCTGTTAAATCAATTACTCTATGAGCAAGAGTAGCTCCTGTTCCGCCATCAGTAACTGAAAGAGTTGTATCTCCTGAATCAGATACCGCTTGAGTAGTATAACCACCAGCGAATTGCTCGATAATTTCTAAGTTTGTATTGGTTTTTGTTCCCCATGTACCGGCATTTTCACCGGTTGCCATTTTTTCAACACCCAAAGGTGTGTATGTTGAAGCCATAATTTATCTCCTGCTTAAGTTGTTATTTTTAATTTGTTTTATACCTAATGTCAACATTATATATTACTATTATTACGGTGTTGTAACTTTACTCCAACTACCGCCCTGAGTAGCTGTTCTTTTGCTCCAACTACCACCTTGTGTTGGAGTTACTTTTTTCCATGCTATTGGACCAGCAACCTGTCCTACACTAATTGTAGCAGAAACACCAGTTAATCCCATAGTCATTTCTGTTGGCGAAATAGAGCCAACTCCACTAGTTAAAGCGGATGAAGATAATCCTACAGCCATATCAGGTGGTGTAATAGCACCAACTGAAGAAGTTGCTCCTACTCCAGTTATATTAAATATTTGTGCGTCATTAATTGTTGGTGTACCTAGACTTGAAGTAGCACCTACTCCTGTTAATCCCATTACATCTGCTGGTGTAATAGCTCCTACAGAAGCAGTAGTTCCTTGACCTGTTAAACCTATTTCCATTTCATTTGGAGTAATTGCTCCTATTGAAGATGTTGCACTTACTCCACTTAATGAAACAGTTGGTGATAATACAATTGTTGGTGTACCTAGACTTGAAGTAGCACCTACTCCTGTTAATCCCATTACATCTGCTGCTACTAAATAATACTCGCCACCCCAACCAGTCGATTCAGATCCCCAAGTTTGATAACCAAAACCTACATTTGGAAGAGACGCCGTAAGACCATCAGGAGCGGTTAAAGCAACTGTTGCAGTATTTTGTCCCCAATCATTATCTCCCCATGTATTACGGCCCCAACCACTTGTTGATTGAGCATATGCTAATTCTCCTAAAGAAGCAGTTAAACCTAATCCTGTTATATTTACTACTGGGTTATCACTATCTCCCCAAGGTTCTTCACCATATTCCGCTCTACCCCAACCTTGTGCTGATGAAGCAACGGGTTCACCTACTGAAACAGTAGCTGAAAGTCCTGTTAAAGTAATAGCTAATCCACTTTCACCCCAATTTTCAGTTCCATAAGAATCTGATCCCCAACCTTGTTCAGGAAAAGCACTTACATCTCCAACAGAAGAAGTTAAACCTAAACCAGTTAAAGATGCATCAACTTCGTTTTGATTACCCCATTGATTATCACCCCATGAACGCATTCCATAAGAAGCAGCTGTTGGAGTATTTGCTTGACCACCCATTCCAGAATGATTTGCACAAAAATAATAAAGAGGATCAGGAGCAGCTGGATATTCTCCACCGTCTGCTACTTGAATTTGAACATAAGCACCAGAATCACCGGGTGTTCCTACAGTATCAACTCCTGTTGTATAAAGAGAGCCGCCTGAATGAGTGCCGTCTGATGTTGTACTGAATCTTAATGGATGAGTAGAATTAGAACTATCTGATTGATCAAATTTATATAGACCACCTTCGGCTATATTTATAGTTGGTTGTTGAACACTATCAATAAAATATTTACCATCACTAACCGTGACGGTGAATGTTCTTACGTAGGCCATAAGGACTTACCTCCTTATGCTATACGAATTATCGCTGTAGTTGCTGCTGCTGCTGGAAACTGAACTGTGAAAGTTCCGCTTGATACAGTTTTATCACCACCAAATGCCACCGCACAAACTGCTGCGTCTGTAGAATGTGAATCATTAAAAATCAAACATCCATTAGCTGTGAAAGAAGCTGATGTCCAAGAGACATCTGCAAAATCACAAACTGCAGTTGATGAATCTAAAGTTGGTGTAACACTTGTTAATGCTTTTCCTTTTGCAGAATAAGCAGTTCCTGAAGTGTTTGTTATTTCATTTGTGCTTGAGTAAGCTGTAGTAGATGCTCCTAAAGTTGCAGAGCTAGTGTATAAAGCTAAGTTAAAAGTATTTCCAGTTGAAGCTGTAAAATTATGTTCTGCTTCTAAAATTTCTTGCTTAAAGCTATTACAAATTGCCGATGTTATTGCCATAGTTATCTCCTAATTACTGATTCGCAGATTCAATTGGTATACGGACAGTACCGTCTGTATAATCATCTCTTCTACGTCTCCCAATTTGCACACTTGCAAATTTTTCTAGTTCTTGTTTATACTTTTGTTCATATAATGTCAACATATCCATTGGACCTTTTAAAAATCCATATGCCTCTACCAGACAAGCATATAATAATAATTGAGGGTAATTCAGACTAATATAATTAGTAACATTCCCTGATTCCAAAGTATCTGGAGCAACATTTCCATGAATATTTATTAAATAATTAGCATCAGGAGTAGGTGCCATTATAATATTTCCTGAAGTAGTTGATCCATCTCCAGTTGCTCCTCCAAACATTGCATAATATTTAGGTAATGCGGTTACATCTTGACCAGTTTGAGACCCTTCAGGACCTGTTAATTTTCCCACATATTCATTTATAAAAGTTCTATCTCTTTTTTGAAGCCAAGTACTTTGACCTGTTCTACTAGATGTAGAATTAAAAACTTGAACTCCTCTTACAAAGAGCATTCCAGTAGGTACCCTAACAGTATTAACATCTGCTGCTAAAGTTCCTTCATACTCAACTCTATCAGAATCAACTGGTACATCACCACTTATTCTATGTTGAGCATTTAAAATAAAATTTTCTAAAATATCTGTAGTAAATACAGTATCGTCTACTTCTGTGTAGCTTCTGATCATTGTAACTAATGTTGAATAACTAATTCCAGCCATAATTAATCCCTATCATTTACGGGTCCAATTGTACACTGAAAACCGCCCCCTGTTGCTGTGCTTGTAGCATTAGAAACCAATGGCACTGTTAATGAATTATATTGAGTTTCTGTTCCTGGAGGACTTACAGGTGTATAACTTGTTCCAACTGCTGTTGCTAAATAAGAACCAAATACTTTTGCTCCACTTGAATGTGATCCGGCTGTAGTACTAGGTGGTGTTAATCCTTTATAAGGTGCTGAACTACCTCTTGTACATCCTGTTAAATCATGAGTAGATTTTCCTGTATATTTTATAACTTCATTTTGATAAGTTCCAACAAGAAGTGGATTACTTGTATCACTTGAAGTCAATACTTTTCTAATCATAATATATCCAGATGTAGGAAATTCACTTGCATCAGTTAAAGTAATTGTAGTAGCTGAATCAGATATTGCTCCATTCAATGTAGTGGTTAATTCTAAAGTTGCTATCGCAACTCCTCCAACAGGTTGTTTAAGCTCTCTGAATGTTACATAAGTTGTTCCTTCATTAAAATCATTACTTGGAAATGAAACACTTAAACTTTTTGAAGCAGCCGTAGTTGTAAAAGGATTATCGGGTAAAAGATCTTGTACTGCAAATTCTACTCTTGCTGGTTTAGCATGTGCTAAAGCTTGTGCATCTGCTCCGTGTGGTCTTGGATCTATTTGTGGTTGCTTAGGCTCATATTCAGAATTATGTACCCACGCACCATTCCATTCTTGAACCATTTCTCTATATGGAAATGCTGCTCCAGAACGATCTGAAATCATTAATGCATATCTACCTTTAGAAAATTTTCCCATTATATATTTGGATAATAAGTTTTCGGTGTAATGTACGTACTCGCTGCTGATCCATCCTCCGCTAAAGCTCTTGCTAATTCATCTTCATATAATAATTTCATTTCTTGTGTTCTTTGTGGTGCAAATTTTTGAGACAAATAAAATGCTAAACCAGCTACCATACAAGGTATAAATCTGTAAGGAGCATCTACTGCGTTTGTATAAGCTCCAACATCTTGAAGTCTTGCTACATAGTAAATGCTAATATAATTATCTGCTGCTGTAGAATTAGCAGTTGGATAAATTGTAATTGTAGTACGGTCCACGAATCTCTGGACCCAAAATTGGCTTGGTGTGCTTTTAGTTAATTTATTTGAAAGAGCCGCATATGTATCACGACTAATTTTAGTTAAAGGTAAATCTGTTTGAGTAGTAGTATTATAATTAGTTCTATATGAAGCTGTCATAATATCAGCTATTCCATATATACCATCTGATGGTGCTGTTGTGGCACTTGTGCCATCTGCACTATCTCTGTAGAAAGCATATTCAGTTGTGCCTTCTGATAAATCAATATTAGTTTGGCCTATTTCCCAAAAATGAATTCCTCTATTTCCCCATTCTTGAAATAGAATATTTAAAGATCTTCTTGCACTATGTATTTGATGTCCTGCTGATCCTACTAAACCAATTCGTTCGTAAGCTTCAGAAATTATATCATCAATTGCAAGAGTCTTACCAAATGTGTATGAGCCAGATGTTGTATTTGCCATCTATGCTCCTATCCATAGAATATAGTAACTTTAGCTACGCCACTTAAAGTTGCATATCCACTTGTTCCGCAATAAAGCCCGTCACCTGGAATTGGAATGTATTGAGCTACATTTTCTCCTGCATTAGCAGCAGCGCCTTTAGGTGTATCAAAAACAGCAATTGAAGTTCCTGATGAACCACCATCTTTAATAGTAATAGTTCCTGCAGTGGTATCAGCTACGTAATATATTCCTAAAATTCTACAAGGTCCTGCAAAAATTGTAAAAGAAGCAGTTCCATTAGTAGCTTTTACGTTGCTTATATATGTTCCCATATTTTTCTCCTTAATCGTGAGCTCCCGAAGGAGCTCACATTATTTTTTAGTTACCTATTAACTCCAAGCAGCTGCGCCTGTATCCGCAGTATTACCTGTTGCTAAATCATACGCAAAATTCCAAATGCCTTTTTCAAAACAAGTGAAATACAAATAAGTACCATGAGTTAAACTATTTGTAGCTGCGTTTGCAGGTGTGTACGTCAATATAGTTTCATTTGCTGCAGACGTATCTATAGTTTGAACTGCTCCAGCAGCTCTACTTTCAACTTTAGAACCAGTTCTAAAAACATCACCACTCGCACAAGTAAATGTAAGAGTGTTTGTTCCACCAGTTGTATCATCTGATTGAGCGTGAACTACATAAGTTCCTACTGTAGCTGACGGTAAAGTTACCGCTTGAGCAGCAGCGCCTGTGTAGTTGTTAACCGTGATAACATTAGCTGTGTAAGTTAAGCTTGCAGCGGTTGCTACTACTGTTGCAGTTAAGCTAGTTAAATCTGGTTTCGTTCCTAGAAACCTTGATGTTATAACTCCTGTGCTAGTAGCTTTATTGATCTGTTGAAATCCTTTTTCGGATCTAACTGGACCATTAAACGATGTGTTTGCCATAATATTCCTCCTAGAATATTTTAAATGTAGTCCCTAGGGGAAGTCGACTATACGCGTCTACATTTAATAGTTATTAATTGTATAGTACTTATTTTATATATTAGATTTTAATAGAGCGCAAGAGGGTGTGTAAGAAATATACGATTTCAGCGATGTGACGTTTATTTAAGTAGCCACAGAAACTTCGGGGGCAGCATTTCTAATTGCATTTTCTCTATCTGCAATTTTATTTTCCTCAAGTTTGATCTCAGTGATGACTTCTCTAATTTTATCATCAATTCTGACCATATCCAGAGTATATTTACCACTTTGCTCATACTCCAGTTGCCACCTCAACTCCAAGGACCTTTTTTGTTTGTACAGGTCTTGTACCATCGATAACCTCCTCATAGGTTATTCTATTTACCTTGGGATTATTCATTTCTCCAAGATACTCCCATTTTATACTCTTATCTCCCAGTTTGTCAACTATTGAATTTTCAATAGATTCAACATTATCTTCCGCTAATACTTCAAATTTAGCGTAGTATTTATATGCGTGGATCTGTACTAGGAAATTTTTCATTTTCTCACCGTATTTTGAAAATGTGGCGGAACTGTGTTCCGCCACATAATTAGTTTAGATTACGTACCTTCAACGCCAAAGATACCTCTAAAGTCAGATGCGCCAAAAACGTATCTTTCTCTAGCTTTGTATCTTACGTTACCAGTATCAAAATCACCTTCCATTGAAGTTGTCAATGGAGTTCTTTCAAAGTGTTTCATACCGTTTGGAACGTCCGTTATAATGTAAAACGAATCAGAATCATTTAAGAAATGATTCACTCTGTATCCTTGAGGAATCATCCCCATAGATACGATTGCATTAACATCATTATCTGCTGTCTGTGTTCTACCTTGAGATTTCATCAATCTCTCAGCGTTGAACTGATTAGCAGGTGGAACTATCATCTTAACGCCTTTAGCAGCGATCTTTAAACCTCTTTCATCAGTCATCGCAGCGATGTCGATTAGCGATTGTTCTAATGAAGTTTCGTTTAAGTCAGCTTGCGTAGAAAGTGTGTTCGCACACGAACCATTAATTGTAGTATGGTTTGTTGAGAACAAAGAAACAGTGTCACCAGTTTTATAAGTGGCTACCGAAGGTAGACCATTATTTAATGGGACAGCTGCTTTCACTTGTTTAGCGTTTGACATAGATCTTGCTAGTGCTTTTGTATATCTTGAAGCTAGTCTATCGTAGAGATTATCTTCGATAGCTTCTTCAGTTATAGCGAAAGCAAGCGCGATCGTTTCCATAGTGTAACGAGCAGTGTAAGTCTCTTGCGCTTCATCATATGATACGCCTTGACCTTCTGCTTTTACATTTGCGTTAGCGAATCCAGATAACATTACTTCCTCTTCGAAAGCTCTGTCAGATGATTCGGTTACGTATATTTCGGCAGACTCATTGTCATACCGTTTGTACTCCAGCCCAAATAGTGCATTTAGGCCTGGTTCTAGTTCTTTAACTAGCTGTGCTCTTGATATTGCCATGTCTATATGCTCCTATATTGTCCAGTCGTTACCAACTGTAGCAGAGTTCAATAAGTATTGTCCAAGATTCTGAGCAAAGATCATTGAGCAATATTGTGCTGTTTGATCGCTGTTCTCAGGGTCTTCAGAGTTTCTTATGATTCTCCACTGATTGTTAGTATCGTTAATATTACCGATGTCCATTGTATTAGTACACTGTCCAGAAATTTCACTTCCTGTTGGAACAGCTGCTGCGAAAGATACAGTTCTACCGACGTTTGCCTGTGTTACTGCTGCAGAAGTTGATCCCATGAAAAGTTGGAAAGGGTTGTCTATTACAAAAGCTGTAATATCTTCACTGTTAGCCGGAGTAATAGGTTGGTTATACCAGTTCGCCCACGTCGGCTTCAAAGTTGTTGCCGCATTGTAGAAGATACCGTTTAAAACACCTATTGTTGCGAAAGTACGAGTACTTGAAGCTTCCACGATATATCCGTCCTTCATTCGAACAGTACATCCTTGGAACAAGTCATCAGTATCACCCGCATCTATATAGTATTTGCCTTGACCTTGAGTAGCTGGTGTTGAACCAACTGTACCCACTGCGATCAAACCAAATCCTTTAGTGTTACTATTTGCCATAGTTATTACTCCTTATGTGCCTGCCTTCCGAAGAAAGCCTCCAGCACGGTTTATATTATTCCGATAGTTTAAGAAATATTATTTCTTTGTACCACCGAAGGTTACACGAGACTGTCGATCGATATCGATCGGCATACTCTTATGTTGTTCCCTAAGCAAGTCGGTTTCAACTGCTTCGTCTTGACCTTCAGTAAGTTTCTTCTGATAATCAACACGTTGCTTCGCGAGTTCTTCGGGTATCCTAGCCAACAATAGGCCTCCTACTCCAATGATACCAGCGTACTTACCGTCGGCAACTACAGGATAATCAGCATCAGAATATTCATCAGCTCGCACTAATTCGTATCCTTCTCTCAGTCTTCCATAAATATTTTTACTATCTATGAATCCTACTGATTCGGCTCTTATCCATCTGTGCCTAAAGCCATCAGGCGCTGGTGGTGCATCCAGAGAGGATGGTGGCTTATACTCTTTTGGACGTTCAGTTTTTGTCCGAGTATTTGCCGCACGAGAAGTTGTTTTATTGTCTTCTTTTTTCATATGCTTATGCCTCCTTCGTGAGTTTTAATTGTTTTGCATATTCTTCGAGTGGCACATTCAATTTTTTAGCTATTGCTACTTGAGATGATGTGAGTCTCATTTGTTTGCGACCAGTTTTTGCACTTCTATTCGCAGAAGCCACCGACTGTACGGGTCTAGTCGTTTGTCTATCTCCACTATTATCAAATTTATGGGGAAAGTCAACTCTTATACGCTTGTCAACTTCTTCATAATATTCATTTGATTTAGGGTCATAACCTTCTTTTTCCACTAGATCTTTGTGAATTTCAAACGCAGTAAAAGTCATAGCTCGGTCTGTACCAAACCATCTATTTCTACCCGCCCAATCTTCAGCCATAGGATCAGCTTGAGGTAATGATTGTGGAGCTTCTTTTGGTAATTGTCCACCGTCAGATAACTGTGCAGGTTTCTCTTCCTGTTCAGTTTTTCTTTGTTTTAGTTTAGCATTATCAAACGCAAGCTCTGCTATACGTTTGTTTGCTTCGACTTGAGCTGGTGCATCACCGGCTTCAATGGCTCTTGCAAGATCTTTTTGCGCAGAATCCATTCCAGTTTTAACACTTTCTTCAAATCTTTTAGTGTAATCAGAATCGACTTTTTGAAATCTTTCCTGATCAATTTTTCTTTTATTCTCTAAAGCTTTGGCATATTCTACAGCTGCGGCTTCTCTACGTTCTGCTTCTCTCATTTTTCTTGTAAGTTTAGCAATACGTGATTGAACACCTTTACTATAGTCCTCTAATTTAGAGTCATCTTCTTTTTGTTCCTTTTTTATTTCTTTTACTGTTTCATCTTTTACTGTTTCTTCTTTTACTGTTTCTTGTTCCGGGGCACTTGTTTCCTCTTTAGGCGCTTCGGTTTCTACAACCGATTCGTCTTTTGTTTCTTCAACAGTTACATCTACTTCAGGTCCTGAAGTATCGATATCAACTGTTTTTTTGTCGTCTGGCATAGTTTTCTCCTTTTCTATGTTTAGTATTTATGCAAGAGATCCTCTGGATCCTCGACAGTTGCTAAAACTTCATCTTCATTTAACAACCTTACTTCCCCACCTTCAATATTGATTCGTGATCCTGCATAACGTGCAAAGACCACCCAGTCACCAACCTTGCACCATGGACCTGTTGGATATCTCTCTTTATCCTTATAACATTCTGATCCCATTGCTAATACGTTTCCGCATTGTGATGCAACTTGTTGACGTTCTAATGTTGATTCATTTATAATAACTCCACCTTTAGTTTTCTCATT